GGGGTCGGTGGTGTCCTATCGTTTAAAAAAAAGCCACGGTGTGATTTATTTCTTCCAATGTTGCAGTTGTTGCACAATACACGCAGGTTATCTAGATGATCTGTGCCGCCCTTAGATCGTTCAACTATATGATCAATGGTCAGGTTGTCTTCAGCTAAACAGCTTGAGCAATAGCGACCATCTCTTTTAAATACCATCTCTCTAATCTTGCGCCACTGTGATGTGCTACCTGTCTTACGCAGTGATGATGACATCAATACCAGCCCCTCTTATATGATGATGCTAAAGCCCCATCACATATCTCACCATCGTATCTTGCATCGATATATTTAAGTGTAGCTCTTATCTGTTGTCTAGGTGTTAGGTCTCGATACCAAGTAGATCGCATCTGTCCTAGCCCATGATGTGAGCCATTCGAAACCCAATATCTCCACGAAGACTCTCTTTGTATAAGCTCTACAAAGCACACAAATTCATTCCAATCATCTATCTGATTATGTGCAAATAGTTTTAGATTCATGTGATGATTTGCATTTGCATTAGCTGGTGTGTGTATAAGTGCGAGAGCCGCAAAGGCTAAGAGCATAGACCGCCCCCCGATGCTCTTGCTTAGCGAGCTAACACGCGAAGCGGCTCGCGCAAGCCCTCGGAGCATACTGTGCTTGTCAAGCATGAGCGTGTGAGATTGGGAGATTCTAGACAATTTGGACATCTATTTTCTCCACGCTCTTATAAATTCCACTATTCTCTCCACATCTGTGGATAACTCTGAGCCTTGACCAATTAGATAAATCTGCTCGATGTCAAGGGCTAAAGCTTCAAGCCACTGCCTACTAAAGTCGCTCATGGCTTAAATTGTGGTAGCTCTGCAACGCCTATGACACCACAGCCATGACATTCTGCTACTACTAACTCGGCAGGCATACGATCCTGAAAGTCGCGCACTATGCTGTGCTCGCGCTCTTCTTTACAGATTCGACAAAGAAGCTTCAGCATAAGATGATTTCTTAAATGTCTCGATAGGGCGCAGGTGTATTTGACCAACCCACCAGCTCGCATCACGGCTTGATTTATAGCGGTCGGATTTAGCAATGCTTATTGGAATCCAGCCCTGTATTGTGTAATTAGGGCATGAGCCAGTGACCAAAATTGCAATGTCCGATGATCTGTCGCGTGGCACTACGATTAGCGATCCTTCGGCGTATCGTGTCCATTTGACCTCGATATTCGCACCGACATCGGCTTTAGCCTTAAATCGTTCATCGCCTAGATCGCCATAATCAAGCCCCAGATATTCGCCCACTACCATCTCAGCAGCTATCGATTCCATCTGCAATTGGCAAAACTCAAAGAAATTGCCCTTCATGCGCTTCCAATCCCCGGGATTGTCTTCTTTGCGATTATATTCTTCGGCAAATTGTGGGAAGTAGCGTTGCGCTCTGATCTGTCCTACTTGACTGGCTTTCATTTGCTGTTCAGCATTTAGCTTATATCTCATTGCTCTAGCTCCTTAGGTGCAATCATGGTGATGTCTAAGCGATTACCTGATATGGCTTCAAGCACTTTGCTTCGACCTTCAGGCTGGAATCGTGTGCTGATATAACTTGCTTTATCAACTATTGTTATAAAGTCAAGAATCTCGCCTGTGCTTGGGTGCATTGCGACATCTTCAATCACCACTGTCTCAAGTAAGAGCTTCTTATAGCTATCACGAACACTCTGGACTATTTCAGTCGGTGCATTATTTGCAACCCACTTTGTGAAAGCTGCCTCATCATTGATTTGTGCAACGCGCTTTGGCTTGATAAGCGAGACTTTGGCAATGTCTGCGCCTTCAAGAGTAGCCTTAGCTGAATCAGCGCCCACAGCTTCAAGTGCATCTGCAAATTCGTCTCGCAGCTTCTCTTTGGCATCTTTGGCACTATCGGCAATCACAGTGATGGCAGCTAGTTCAAGTGCAAGATCACGCAGGTTTCTCATCGCCCACGCTCCTGCAAATAATCTTGATAATCGGCTGGCGTAAGCCATTGACCATCAACTTCTTTAAGCCATATCGGTGAGCATTGATCTTGTCGCGACTTAGATGGGCAGGTATAGCCCTGATAAGCCTTGCCCGTTTTGTCTGAAATGCCTGATTTCATAATCATATGACCATGCTTGCACACAGGCGATTGCCTTACGACTTCAGCGCCTAGCGTTGCTTGCAGACTCTCTATTGCCTCAGCCATAGATGGCACTGGATTACGCATTGCCTCAGTTGCAGACTTGGCATTCATCTGCTCAAGCTCATAAGCCGTTAATAGGCTGTGCGCGGCATTCTGACGACCTTTGTGGTCATCTTCAATCCTTTGCACTTTCTCCATGTCCTGTCGCGTAGGACGGGCATCTGACGGCGTTAGAGCGCCTATTACGCGACCGTATGCCGATGTCACGCAATTCTCGACCCACCAGTTCGCATTGATCTTAGATGAATCGCGCACTTCATAGGCATAATCAATAGCTGCTGGCTTCTCATCTTCATAATTGCGATAAGCCAAAGCTTTGACCAAGATATAACCTGCTTTGATGTCAATGTCTTCGATATAGCATTCCAAGCGACCCGATGGGAACTCAGCCCGGAATCGCTTTATTCTGGCATTGACATCTTCGTAATTCTCAAGATTCCACGCCATCATTCATCACCTACTTGAGAAGCTTGACGATTCTTGCCGCGAAAGAATCCGCGTGAATAACCTTCGTCCCAGCCATCGCCGTGACCCTTACTAAAGCCAATCATGTATGCCAAGCCCATAAGAGCTAGGCAAGTCAAGATTGTGCTGATATTCATGTCTAATTCGTGCATTGTGTTGCTCCTGATCCAGCCACACATTCGGTGACTGTGGTATCAGTGTGAAGCACAGCCCTGACAGATTCAAGCCTTATGTTCAGGGGTCGGCGTGTCGGCTGGCTTTGGCTTGGACTTTAAGCCATTGCCTGCAAGCACACCGCCAAGAGCGCCAGTCAAGAAGATTGCCATCGTTTTAAGTAGATCAATAAATGCTGCATCGTTAGGCGCTTGCGAGCCGATGGGCTGTGTGACAAATATGAGCGCGTATGTGATGCCAATGCTGATAACTACAAAGACGGCTGAAAGAGCCACGCCGATAATCAAGATTAAGCGAGCGTGTATGTCTTCAGGATTTAAGCGTCGTTGATATTTAGGGGTGCGATGTGTCAGAGATGTCCCCAACCAAGTCTGCAGTGCATGTTCCTGTGACTTTGCAGGCTGGCGGCTGGCACTCGGCTTTGCTCCAGTTGTCGAACTCTTGGCAGGGGTATCTGACCCAGCCGTCATATCCACAGCTTGATACCCCTAGCGCAAGAATTCCAGCGATTAGGAGCTTGAGCGCCCGAATGCTGAATCTTTGGGATTTAACCAACGCAAGACCACTGGTAAGACTGCCGATGCGCCTGCATAAGCAATAGCCTTTGGATCAGTCACGCCAGCAAGATAGACCGCGATGCCTGCTGCAAAGAATGATCTTGCCCATGATGCGAGTAATGCCTTTACTTGTTCCATTTCTTGCCCTTCTTTTTGACTTTGCTCGCGGCTTCCTCGCTTGCCTTGACTTCAGGATACGCCAGAGCGCTTAGTAAATACTTCGGTCTAGCAAATCCGACAATCGGCGAGCCTTTGCCATAGGCGCGAGTCTTGAGCATGACCATGCCGCCATTGCGTTGATCTCCACCGCTAGGCGCTGTGTTGCCCTCGACTGTAATTACTGATTTATCTGCTACTGCGACCACGATTCCAATGTGGCTAATACGATCTACGCCATCGCTTGGGAAGTCGAAGAATGCTAAATCTCCTGCCTGTGGATTCTCTGTGTGCCAGCGCGCTACATCTTTCATTCTCTGCGCGCCCATTGCAGTGCTCACCATTGATGGCAGCTTGACACCTGCATGATGAGCGCACCAATTGACAAAGCTTCCACACCACGGCAAGCCATTGGCTTTCGTGTGCTCTCCATACTTTGTTATATTGTCAGGCGTTTCAATGTAGCCAACCTCAGCCAATGCTATTTCGCATAGGCGTTGAGCTGTGCCGTCAATGTATGTCAAAGACCTAAAACCTTTAAATCTTCAGCAGTCAAACCAAGTGCTTTTAGTTTAGCCTCGGCTGCTTCGCGTTTAACTTTTGCTTCGGCGATTTTTGTTTCGCGTTGCGTTGCAGTCAATTGATCTGCCTCATATTGCTCTAACTCATCATCGTTCATTTCTCTGACAATTTGTTCGCCTGTATTTGCATCGACAATACTAATTTCGGGTTTCATTTATTCTCCTAATTTGAGTAGCCATAGACTTTGATTGTGCCTGTCATATTCTCTGACGATAGATAAAGTGTAAATCCGTCAAATGCTGTGCTTGCAGTTTGAACACCAGAACCAATTTGACCTTGCAAAGAAGTATTTTTTATACTGTTAAGAGTATGTGAATACCCAGTTGGAGCAGCTCCATTAGGATTAAAAATAGTCATTTCTAGATGACCTAAAACTGTTCCAGCACCAACATCACCTAAAAAGACTTCACCGCTTCCACCAGTTGCCACATCAAAGTTGGTGTTATACATAATGCCCATAACATCGGTGTAAGTTGTAGTTGTGTCCGAGCCAGAAGCCCTTAATCTAAAGTTCAAAGTTCGATTGGCGGTGACGGCTTCGGTGAAATCACATAAAATGCGGTAATAACGATAAGTTGAAGAGAAACAACTATTAACTGAATGTGCATTTACTGATGAGAATGTTGTTGCAGAAACTAGAGTTAATGCACCAGCAGCAGCAGCACCCCACTCAGGGGCAGTTGCTCCTGAATTGACTTTGAGAACTTGACCTGCAGTTCCAATGCCGAGCCTTGCTACTGTATCAGCAGCAGTTCCATAGATTAAATCTCCAGCAGTAGTGACGACATCTGTTGTCGGATCAATTGCCCACGCAGCCGTGCTGCCATCGGATTTCAATACATAGCCAGAAGTTCCAATTGCTAATCTTCCTGCAGTATTGTCAGCAGTTCCCAAAATTAAATCGCCATTTGCATCAATTAAAGATTTTGGAATTGCTGCATTTGCAAGATCATAAGCTGATTTAACGCTGTTAGGTGTAGCAGCTTTAGTCGTTGATGTGCTCGATGTCGAGTCTTCCAATTGCACTGCGCCCTTTTGTGCAGTCGTGCCATCATCAATGCCAATGGTGACTGCGCCTGAGCTGCCGCCGCCTGTAATCGGTGAAGTCACATTGACTGCCGTGATGTCGCCAACATCGTTAGTAATCCACACGAAATCCATATTTGTATTAGAATTTTTAGCCAAGATTTGACCAGTTGTGCCGCCTAATAAATCAGCCATTGCGGTATCAACTGCTTGACCAAAGACTTCAAAGTCTGCTGGCAGGTCTTTGACAAGATCGGTGTTGGTCGGCATTTGCCAGTTAAAGTTGCTAGTCGGATTAGCCATCTTTTCTCCTTACGCTACGACAAAGGCATTTTGCCATTGAAGTGTATTAGATACGGTCTGCCATTGCTCTGCGACACTCACGGATCGCCATTTCTCTGCAACCGTTGAGAATGAGACTGGCGAAAGCAAGACATTGACTTGCAGCTTGTTAAAGCTTGATGTAAATGTCCAGCCTTCTACATAGCCCTCAAATTGCGACCCCATATTGACGGGCAGGTCAGTTATACGCAACGGCAAGCCCATGAAGACTTCCAGCAAGACATCGCGCTCAGCATCGCTCAGCATTGGATTAGTCAGCTCGTAAGTCACTTCGTCAAAAAAGGCATAGGGGTATGCGCGCAAATCAAGATAAAACTGTGCTTGATCTTCGGCATCAACACCATTCTCTAGCGATGTGCTAATGCTTTGCGCTAAATTGCCGTATTCGCGCACCGAATCTAGGTCTTCGGCTGATTCTTCTTGATTGTTTTTATAGGTTATTGTTATTTGATTTCGCACATCGCCTGCGCGTGTGACTGTCTTGACACCTTGATAAATGGCATCGCCGACAAGTATCTCCTTATAGCCATTAGTGGCTAGGTATAAGCCGCGATGTGTGCTGTCAGCGTAGGCAATGCGCCCTTGAGCATCTTCATATAATTGACCAAGACCGCTAGTGGCTAGGGCGCTGACTAGGGCATAGACGGTCGTAGTTGATGCGCTTCTTGCCGTCAGCTCATAATCTCCTGGCTGATCTATCTCGCCAAGCCCTAAATTCTCAGCGTTTTGCCATTGCTCAGTGGCAGGCTGATAAGCCTGCCAAGTAATAGCGGCAGGCACTTCAGCCCATGAGTTTAAGAATAAATCGCTAAGAATGCTGTAAATCTGGTCACCGTCAAAGTCTTTGACCAATACGCCTTCAGTCAAAGTTCTATTTAATTTAGCAAGCGCGCCAGTTGCCACGATTTTAATGTTTTGCACGAACATAACTGACCCAGCCGATTGAATACCTACTTCAATATCGCTAATCGTGCCGCCAAATATAGGCACATACGCGGCGGTCGAATCCTGCACCTCAACGGTGAGCCCATAGTTGATTTCTGGCGCTATCAATGATCCATCGGATTTAATAAGCACTAGGTTGCAATAAGAAGCTTGAGCCTGCTCATAGATATTTGTGCGACCTGAACTAAGAGACATACTTGCCAGCGTGACATCGGTATATTCAACGCCTTCAATCTTGATTCGCCAGACTGGCGACCATTGGCTCATGACAGAATAGAGCCAGCCGCTAGAGTGCCGCGATAAAAGCTATTGTTTAGAATATCCACAATCTGTCTGGCGACCCCTTCTTTATCTAGCGCGCCAGTGACATTGATATTTAGATTGGTGACATTGCCGCCGCCCATTTTGTTATTGGGAATTATCACGCCATCGGTCTTTGGCACAAACATCTCAGCGCCGCGCTCGCCTACGACATAAGATGTGCCAGCCTTGACTGGACCGCCTGCTGCCCTGCCGCCGCCAAAGATACCGCTAACTACTTTGCTAATTCCCGAAACTATTGGATTATTTTGGATTAAATTTATAAAGTTTTTTAATTGTCCGTAAGCATCGCCAATGAATCCTGCAAGCTTGCCAAAGCCGCTAATAAGCGTTCCAACGACACTGCCTATTGCCTGCAATGCAGTTTTTAACACGCCGCCTAATACTGGTGCTAAATTGTCTTTTACAAATTTCGCAATCGCTTTGATGACTGGCTCTAATTTCTGGAATTCATCTTTGTTAGCCATGACTGAATTTTTTATTGTGTTGAATGCAGATTGTAAGCCTTTTAAAACTGGAATTACTACTGCACTAATTGCAGGGATTATGTCTTCGCTGACAATTCGCCACCATGTCTGGAATGTAGGAATTAAAAACTCTTTGAACACCGACACAATTGTTTCAATAATTGGCGTTAATTTTGGTCCAATCTCATCGGCAAATGCTGCAATTGCTGGAATGCCCTTCTCGACAAAGTTAGAAATTAGCGGCGTGATTGCATCTAGCACGAATGCGCCGACAGTCTCTTTGCCTTCATCAACAGCAATGCTTAGGCGCTCCATCTTGCCAGCAAATGTCTCTGCCTGCTCAGTTGCTTGACCGCCAAAAGTTGTTGCTAATGTTTTGGTCACTTGATCAAATGTCATTGACTTTAATTCGGCTGCTGATAATCCAACGCCTAATCTGCCAAGCGAAGTTATATTGCCGTCATAAGCGCGACCTAAAGCCATGCTGACTGCCTCTAAAGATTTGCCACTGCCTGCTGATATATCTAAGGCAAGTGCCTGCAATTTCTGCGCTTCTTCAACGCTCTTCGTGCTTCTTACTAACCGATCAAAGCTTGGTCTCAATTGATCATCGGTGACACCTACTGCCAACGCCGTCTTTGTTATGTATTTCTCGACACCTGCAACGACTGCATCGCTTGCACCTGCAACATTTCGCAAGCTAGTGGCTAAAGCGGTCTGCGCTTTCTCATCTTCAATTGCAGCTTTAACACCGTCAATTAATAGCTTGCCTGCATATGCTGCTGCTGCTGCTCCTGCGACCGCAAATGCTGCTGCTGCCTTCTTGCTAAAGTCGCCAAGCTTGCCGCCAAAACCTTCGACCTCTGTGCTGCCCTCACCTAGCTTCTTGCGTAGATCATCAACATCGGCAAGAATCGACAGCTTAAGTGTTCTTGAGCCAGCCATTAATCGAACCTCTTAACTATCTCTGCAAATGAGACTTCCCATTGTCTCACCAATTCATTCTGATTTGCCCTAAGCGTGGGATAAATAAAATAGCCTTGCGGATTCCAACTCGGGAATTGCTTAAAATTCTTTGATCCTCT